GTAAGTGTGCTGGCGGTATTAGCAGACTGTAGAACCGAAGTTCCAGCACCGCTGGCATTGCCCTGAAGTTTGATTGAACTCATCTCTAAATCCTTATTGAGAAACAAGCCAAGTCTGGCCCGTACCGACAGTTACTGCGAATCCGGTCGCCACTGACACCGGCCCAACACTGAACCCGTTTGTGTTACTACTCAGCGAATAGTTCTGGCTGATAACAATTTGCGATTCAAGAATCGGATTGCCACCAGAGGCAGCCCAACTCATCACCCCGCCAGTCGTACTGGTCAGCGCGTAGCCGCTAGTTGCTGGGTATCCGGTTGGAAGCGTGTAGGCTTGCGTACCGGCTATTGCCGGCGCACCTAACGATACCGTCCCGGAGGTATCACCGGATAAAATTACAGCAGCCATTATTTATGCCTGTGCTTGGTACGCCGCAACAACTTCAGGAGTCCAAGCAGCATTACAGATTGCCTGTACGTTTGCTGGTGCTGCGCTGATGTCTTGACCGGGAGTTAGGCTAGAGCGGTGGTAGGTCTTGCTTATTGCAACACCGTCCTCAAGGATGCGCGTTGCCTCACGATAAAGAACGATTCCGTTCTCGGTGACTGTGATTTGATCAACAACAACTGACTTGGCAAGAGACATAATAATTTCCTTAAAAAGGTCCGACTACACTAATCCGGTGTAGTTAATTAAACGTAATAAAGCGCATTCCCAATAAAAACAGTGCCGTTTTTAAACGTACCAAACGAAGTGGTTACACTTGTAGCAGCGGCGGTAGTCCCTGCAATTTTTATTGCAGCAGTTCCACCGTCGATCCGTAGAAAAAAACCAACAGTAGACGACAAAACCGAATCAAAATAACCAACTGATCCTGTTAAAGTTGATGTGCCGCTGGGAGTAAAAGGAAGTCCGGAAATTTGTGAAGTCGATCCAGTTCCAATTGCAGTAATATTAAGTGCAAAATTAACTTCTACAAGATTTCCAATTTTTGTATACGTCCCAACTTGCCCCGCGTATGTTGTTGTTCCACCCAAACTAGGCGTCCAAGTCCCTTCTTCGTAATCAGCCAGCAATTCGCTAGTACCAGTTCCCGGCGTCGCAGAAAAATCAATACCTTTCCCGCTTGTACCGATAACAAGGTTCCCAAGAACCGTCAGATTGTCGGTTGTTTTGTTATAGGTTAGCCCTGAGTCGCCACCAAAAGTAGACCCGCCATCGTTAAATTGAACTTGGGTATCTGACCCGCCCGGAGATCCGCCACCCGCAGCAGCCCAACTCATCACGCCAGCAGTTGTACTTGTCAGCGCGTAACCGTTAGATGCAGGTGCGGCCGTGGGAAGCGTATATGACTGAGTTCCTGCTACTGCCGGTGCGGCTAAAGCAACCGACCCAGAGGTTGACCCCAGCAACGCCAAGCTCTTTGAGAGAGTAACGATCTGAGCCGTATCAATTGCAACTGCGGTCGTACCACCCGTTTGCAAGGCAAGGGTCGCAACCGAATCCCCAATATTGACTATTCCATTGGTCGTTGCGTTAATAGTTGAGGCCATAAATTTTCCTTAGAAAGTTCCAAAATAAGTAGTGATGACCCATTTGTCAAGTGGTGCAATCGTGACTGAAACGCCGGGAGCAATTGTAGTTGTACCAAAACTCATTGCGTTTTTGTTTGCTGCCAACGTATAACTTGTTGTTATCAAAGTGTCAGATTGAACCAACGGACTAGCACTTGCGGTCGCCCATGAGAGGGTTCCAGAACCGTTTGTAGACAAGACCTGACTGGCACTACCGTCTGTTGCTGGCAATGTCCAAGTGACGTTAGTAGCCACCGTGCCGGGGGCTTTGAACGCTACATAATTGCTGCTGTCAGTATCAGCAAAACGCAACGGGGTTGTTGCACCCAATTGCAAATAATTGTTATTACTGGTGATGTTAGAAACTGTTGCAGGAGCCGATCCAGCACCACCACCAACCACCAAACTGTTTGCTGTTAAAGCAGCACTAGTTGCCCATGTAGTACCAGAATTAAAATATGGAACACCCCCAGAATTACCAGCAATAGTAAAAGCAGGAGTTGTTGTTGGGTCGGTAATAGAAACAATACCACCAGTCCAACCAACTGTACTTACTGTTCCTGTTCCACTTGCATAAGGCAATGAAGACCAAGCAGTAGATCCATTACCAATTTTTAGTTTAGACGTATCTGTTTCTGTACCCACCTCACCAGCAGCGAGGGTTGGGTTTGCCGCTGTCCATTGGGCAGCAGTTCCGTTTCTAAGTTGAATTTGCACCGGCATTACGGTGTTCCCCCGCTAATTGATGTTGTGGCTGCATAACTGGATGTTGGAGTTCCACCATCAAGGTTGGTACTTCCACCGCCTCCTCCAGCACCCCAAGACAAAGTGCCACTACCATCTGTAATAATTGTCTGACCTGTTGTACCATCTGTTGCTGGAAGTGTCCATACAACATTATTAGTTATAACAGAAGCTGCTTTAAACGCAACATAGTTTGAACTATCTAAATCAGCAAATCTAACACTTCTTTGTGTTCCTAATACTAAGTCGCCTGTCATTGTCCCACCTGACAATGGAACATAAGAACCTACTGTTGCTAACCACGCTGATCCCGTGTAAACACGCATCTCATTAGATGTTGTATTAAAATACAAAGCACCTGTAAGAAGAGCATTACCGTCATTATCCAATGTAGGATCAGACGCTTTAGGCCCCAAATAGCGATCATCAAAGCTGTCATAAGAAGCAGCAGCAGCAGTAGCACTTGCTGATGCATTGGTAGCCGATGTAGACGCATTGGAAGCCGACGTAGCTGCGTTGCTGGCAGAAGTAGACGCAGCCGCTGCCGAAGCAGCCGCAGAAGTAGCACTTCCCAAAATACCATCGACATACGTTTTAGTAGTTGCATCTTGAGCGTTTGTCGGATCTCCTAGTCCTGTAATTTTGCTAGTGCCCATTGCAATAGCACCGGACATTGTACCGCCAGTAAGACTTAGTTTAAGTCCATCAGCAGTGTCTACATATCCTTTAGTAGCAGCATCTGTGTTAGCTGTTGGTGTTCCCAAATTAGTAATTTTGCTAGTGCCCATTGCAATTGCACCAGACATTGTGCCACCAGTAAGATCTAGCTTTAATGCATTAGCAGTGTCTACATAGCCTTTAGTAGCAGCATCTCCAGTAAGTGTGGGAGTACCTAATCCAGTAATTTTGAACGTACCCATTGCAATAGCACCAGCCATAGTACCACCAGCAAGTGCTAGTTTAGTTGCAAGGGAGTTGGTAACTGTTGTAGAGAAACTTGCGTCATTACCTAAAGCAGCAGCAAGCTCATTAAGAGTGTCTAATGCACCGGGAGCAGAATTAACAAGATTGCTAATTGCAGTATCAACGTATGTTTTTGTAGCAGCATCTGCATTATTTGTTGGTGTTCCTAATCCGGTAATTTTAAACGTACCCATTGCAATAGCACCGGACATAGTGCCGCCGGAAAGATTTAACTTAAGGTTATCAGCAGCATCAACGTATGTCTTTGTAGTAGCATCTGTACCATTAACTGGAGCAGAAAGCCCAGTGATTGTACCGGCAGAGCCACTAGTCATATCTAATGTGCCATTAATGACTACATCATTAAAGGAAGAAGAGCCAACAGTGGCTGTTACGTTTCCAGCTAAATCACCAGTGACGTTACCACTAACAGCACCAGTATGTGTTCCGCTAGTGTTTCCAGTGACGTTACCAGTTAAAGCGCCAGTAAAGCCAGCAGTGGCTGTAATTGTAGTGCCTCTAACAGTTGTTGCTGTAGTAGCACCAATAGTAGTATTATTAATTGTTCCAGCACTAATTGCTGCTGAAGCAATAGTGGCAGCAGTATTTACTGTTAAATTAGCAAATGTACCATCAGCAGCAGTTGTTGCTCCAATAGTGGTGTTGTTAATTGTACCGCCACTAATTGTTGCTGATGCCGCAGAAAGACTTGCTATTGTTGCTGTGCCAGCAAGAAAAAGGTCTTTAAATTTAAGAGCACCAGTTCCTAAACTAAATACGTTGTCAGTAAGTGGATTTAAGACATTCTGAGCAAGTCTAACTTGTTCAGAAGCTGCGCTAGACACACTAACAAAGAAACCAAGTCTATTATTTACACTGTCTACTACAACTTTATTGCGAGCATTAGTATCAGAGATTAAAGAAACATAAGCCCCTTCAGCAGCAGTGCCATCATGCTTATGACCAGTTGCTTGAGCAAAAGCATCTCTAAGAGCATTATATTCATTGTTAATTGGTGCAGCACGAACAATAGCTGAAGGCACTATACTTGCTGCGGATTGTCTTACATAACCAGCCACGATGTTCTCCTTATCGCCTATCGTTCATTGAGAAATTCAAAACAAATCCTTGAATGGTGTGACTAGCACTAATGTCATTAGTCACATAAGAAAGTGCAATTGAAAAACCACTACCATTCATATTTGTTTTTCTTACTGGTGTTGGATTACCATCAAATATTGCTTCTGCGTCATATAAAGCTTCATTATAATAAGCAGCAGCACCCACAGTAGTAATGCTAAAATTAGAAGGATTCCATACTTCTACTCTGTCTGTTGTACCAAAATCATACGATACAGCAAAGACAATATTATTAAGTCCTTCACCCCTTAAAAATGTAGTTACATTATAAAAGTTTTTTCTTACAGTGGGGTCTTCCATATAATAATATGGAGTTTGATAAACGCTTAATATTTCAGTATTATCAAAACTAGTACCGTCTTCTTGTAGAAAAACTTTACCATCTGCATTTCCATGAATGGTAAATTCTTGAGAGTTTATATATCCACTGTCAGCACAAGTGGCCGGTATACCAAAAAGCAAACTATATTCAAAACCAAAACCAGCTTCTGTTTGTCTAATACCACCTAGTATACCATATGTGCCATCATCTGGAATAAAAAATCTAAATTGTGATTTTTTTCTAATTACTACAGAAGACAGAGTTTCAACATCAACAGCAGAAGTTACAAGTTCTTGTAAAATAGCAT